GAAGGTTCTGCCTGACCTGACCCCCGCCCAGATGCTTACCGAAGCTGGTCTTGATTGGACCGTCGAGAAGGTTCCCACCTTTATTACTCGCAAGGGCAAGAAGATTGCCACCGATCAGCGGGCTCTGGTTCGCTCGTCGGACGATGCGATCCTCACCATGGTTTCCGACGATTGGAAGCCTGTTCAGAACCATGAAGCTTTCGAGTTTTTCCATGACTTCGTGATGGAAGGCAACATGGAAATGCACACTGCGGGGTCTATCAAGGATGGAAAAAATGTCTGGGCTTTGGCTCGTGTTAAGGAAAGTTTTGAAATCCTTGACGGTGATCGTGTTGATAGCTATCTGCTTTTTAGCAATCCTCACGAGTATGGCAAAAGCATTGATATCCGTTTTACTCCGATTCGGGTGGTTTGCAATAATACTCTTACTCTTGCTCTGCGTAATAGCAGTGATATCAGTGTACGGCTTAATCATCGTCGGAGTTTTGATGGCGATCTGGTGAAGCGCACTCTTGGTCTTGCTTCTTCGAAGATGGACTCTTACAAGGAAACTGCTGAGTTCCTTTCTTCCAAGCGTTACACTGATGAGACGCTGCACCAGTACCTTGCGACGATCTTCCCTGCAATGACGAAAGAAAACGACAAGAAAGTTCTTTCTCGTCCTGCTGAACAGGTTCTCAGTGTGGTGCAGACGCAGCCTGGTGCGGAGTATGGTGAGGGTAGCTGGTGGCAAGCTTTCAACGCTGTGACTTTTGCTACTGACCACATTCTTGGTCACAATCAAGAGACCCGCCTTGCTTCTTCTTGGTACGGCACCAATCGCCAGCGTAAGGTGATGGCTCTTGAGAAGGCGGTCGAGTTCGCTGACGCTGCCTAATCAAAACGGGGGGAGTTTTCTCCCCCCACTTTTTTATGGATGGATATGATGAGTAAAAACAATAAATTTATTTTGTTTTTAATTTTTCTTATCCTGTACATGTTGTATCCAGAAAAAGTCAAAGGTATCATTAAAAGATTTCTCAATATAGAAGATGAACCGCCCAAAGAAGAAATCAAACAGGTTGCAAAAAAATGACAAACTTTGAGACTATATACGAACGCATAAAGATGCTTGAAAAGAAGTTGTCTGATGCTGAATGGGAAAATAAAGTAGAAGAAATTGAAAAGTTGAAAAGCGAAATTAAAACTTTTAATATCAGTCTTTCTTTGGGTGAGAAATATATCATTCCATTTTAACGGAGAAAATAAATGTATAATTCACAGGTAAGTTCTACTACTACCACTTATGACATGGGCTTGCGTCAGTATTTCCTTGACGTTTATAACTACATGACTTTTGCTCTTGCGGTTAGTGGTCTTGTTTCTTTGGGCATCAGCATGAGTCCTGATTTGCTCAAAGCTATTTGGACTTCTTGGTTTAAGTGGGTTGCAGTTTTTCTTCCCCTTGGCATGGCTCTTGCTTTTTCTTTTATGGTTGAAAAGATTAGTGTCAATGCTGCAAAGTATTTCTTGATTGCATTTGCTGCTGCGATGGGTTTGAGTATCAGTAGCATCTTTCTGATTTTCAAACTTGGTAGTATTGTAAATGTATTTTTCATTACTGCAGCAACGTTTGGTGCTACATCTTTGTATGGGTATATGACTAAGAGAGACTTGACCAAGATGGGAAGTTTCTTGATGATGGGTGTGATCGGTCTTGTGATTGCAGGAGTTATCAATGTATTCTTTCAGAGTAGTGCAATATCTTTCGCTATTAGCTGTATTTCTGTTCTTGTTTTCACTGGTCTTACTGCCTATGAAACTCAACTACTGAAAGACACTTATTACGAGTTGTCTGGCGATGAAAGGGAAAAGGCTGGTGTGCTTGGTGCACTCAATCTTTATATCAACTTCATCAACATTTTCTTGGCGCTTCTGAATATTATTGGAGCTAAGAAGGACGAGTAATGTCTGACTATATGAATCCTCCTCCACCACCATCTATTGTTGTTGTACAAAAAGATTTTGGTGGAGAATTTTATAGCTATCTTTTGCAGACTGAAAAATATAGGAAGACAAACCAAAAAATTGCCTTGATTAGATGCAGTTCTGCATGTACAATGGCATTAAGTTTGGAAAACGTATGTGTTTATCCTCATTCTGTATTAGCATTTCATGCTGCTTACTATGAAGATTCAAAACACATAGCCAAGAGAGAAACGAATTATATTTTTGGAATGTATCCAAAAAAGGTTCAAGAAAAATTGGGTTCTTTAGAAAAGGACTTCAAGTTTTTAAATGGAAGGCAATTAATTGATTTGGGAATAAAGGCGTGTAGCTTAAAGGTGAAGCCAGCCGCTCATAACGGCTTTAGTGTGGGTTCGAGTCCTACCACGCCTACCATGATGTTTAATCCAAGAGTTCCTTAGAGGAAAATATGAATATAATTTTGCGTGCATTAATTACTTTATGTTTAATAAATTGGATGGCAGCACTGGTATTCATTTTGCTGTTTTTCTTTATTTGATATAAATACACTCACCTATCAAAGGAGGCTACAATGGAAGAACTTAAGTATAACTACATTGTCGAGTTTGAAAAGCTTCTTAAGAGAGGTGTTCTTGATGGATTGACTGTCAAAGATCGCCTTCATTTTGTGTCAGAAAAGGATGCAAAAAGATGGGTATCGGATGTTCAAATGGTAGATAAAAATGGGCAGTACTTTAATTTTAAAATACTGCCCGCAATGAACAAGTCGTTGACTACCTAAATCTTCCACGCATTCTTGTTGGTGCATCGCCTCCAGTTGGTGTCATTGTAACAGATGTTGTTTCTGTAACAGTTTCTGTTTGTGACATTCCCATGGGAGCCATTGGAGGCTGTGAAGGTTGATATGATGTCATTGGTGGTTGATTATATGATGAACCGCCCATTGGTGTCATTGGTGGAGAATTAGGCGGTCCTCCGAATGGCATAGATGGTGTGGGTGATGTTGGACCACTTTCAATCTTTGCAACTTTTTCTTGTGTTCTTCCATAGGCAGCAACACCAAGAACAGCACCCATTGCAAGATGGAATAGACCACCGTTGTCAAGTGTGAGCGACTTCCAAGCTATCAAAGGTGTTTTTGTCATAATAGAAAAGACCACATTCATAACAGGACCAATACAAAAATCAAAAAGGCAAATGAACATATAAGTCCAACCCATAAACGGACGCCACTTAGAAGACGCAAAGTCTTCGCCAATTTTAACATCGTTTGATGATGATTGTGGAGCTTGAGTTTGTTGTGGTAACATTTTTTTGTCCCTCACCTTGATTTTTTATTGTTTTTGACTAAATATATTTATGCCATCGCATAATTGGATGGCATATTTTGAAACTCGCTTAATAGGAGAAATTAAATGACTAACTGGCCTACATATAAGTTCGATCATACTTTTGGTGATCTTGAGAAGTTCGGTAAGTTTTTTGTCGGAGCCGACAAAATTGCTCAAAAGATGCACGAAACTATCGATCACATTCAAAAGACTGCTTCATCTTCATACCCCCCTTTCAATCTTAAGAAGACAGATGATAATGTCTACGTAATTGAAATGGCAGTTGCTGGGTTTGGTAAGCAAGATGTCGAACTCACGTTAGAAGACAACAAGCTCGTTATCAAGGGCAACACAACGCTCGATACAATAACCGAAGATGGTGTTAATGTTCAATATCTTCACAAGGGAATTGCAGATCGTGCATTCACACGTTCTTTCTCTCTTGCAGATAACGTAGTTGTTAATAACGCTTCTATGGTCAATGGTGTTCTCAAGATTTGGCTTGAGCATATTATTCCTGAAGACAAGAAGCCAAAGAAGATTGATATTAATGACGCTGGCGAACCTTCAAAGTCTTCAAAAAAGAAACTTTTGACAGAAGCCAACTAAAACAAAGAAAGAAAAAATGGATAAGGTCAATTCGATGCTAGATTGGTATCTGGCAGTAAAAAGATATTGGTCTGCAGTTGAACAACTTAGTTCATTGTCAGACGATGACCTAGAAGTTCTAGGCATGACAAGACTTGATATACATCCTGTTGCTATGGATTCTTTTGTGAAAAGTATATCATGATTGGAGGGGGATTCGTCCCCCTCTTAATTTATCTATTGCACTTTTAATTGTTATGATGTAGGATGTGGAATGAGCAAATTTTACACAAACGTTCACCTATACAAAAATGATATCTTGCTTCGTGGCTATGAGAATGGTCAGCGAGTGCATCAGATCATTCCATGCAAGCCTTACTTGTTTATTCCATCAAAGACTGGAAACTCTCCTTACAAAACTTTGAAGGGCAAGACTGTAGATCGGATAGATTTTGAAAATCCATATGATGCTCGTGATTTTGTAAATCGCTACAAGGATGTTAGCGGGTTTGATATCTATGGAATGACGAATTACGTTTATCCGTTTATCAATGATTACTATCCGTCAGAAATTGATTACGACCCAAAACAAATCTCAATTGTAAATATCGATATTGAGGTTGCTGCGGATCAAGGCTTCCCTGATATCCAGACTGCAGACAAAGAAATTACTGCAATCACCATGAAGAAGAAAGACATTTATGTTGTTCTTGGTTGTGGTGAATTTGATGTTACTAAACTTGATGCGTCTATGCATGAAAGAGTAAAGTACATCAAGTGCAAAGACGAAGAAACTTTGCTCATGAAGTTTCTTGATGTGTGGAGATCAAAGTGGTTTTCTCCTGACATTGTTACTGGATGGAACATCGACTTCTTCGATATTCCCTATATCGTAAATCGTATTCGCCGTGTTCTTGGTCAACAGATGGCTAAGAAGATTTCTCCTTGGGAAATTCTTGAAGAACGCACGGTGCAGATTAACGGAAAGGAAAACCAAGTCTTTTCTCCTGTAGGAATTTCGCTTCTTGATTACTTGCAGTTGTACAAGAAGTTTTCTTTTACAATGCAAGAGTCATACAGGCTAGATCACATCGCACACATTGAACTTGGTGAGAGAAAGCTCGATTACTCTGAGTATGAATCTCTGTTTGATTTGTACAAAAAGAATTATCAGTTGTTCATTGAGTATAACATCAAAGACGTTGATCTCGTTGATCGTCTGGATGACAAGCTTAAATTCATCGAACAAGTGATGGCGATCTCTTATGATGGCAAAGTTAACTTTGCTGATGCGTTTACTTCTGTGCGAATGTGGGATGTTATTATTCATAACTATCTTCTCAATCAGCGAATTGTTATTCCTCAGAAGAAACACACATCCAAAGAAAGTCAGATCATTGGTGCATATGTCAAAGACCCGATTGTTGGTATGCACAAGTGGGTTGTATCATTCGACTTGAACTCTCTGTATCCGCATTTGATTATGCAATACAACATCTCTCCTGAAACGTATTCGGGTCAGATATCATCAATCAATGGCGAACATGGATTGCAGAAGGTTCTTAATTACTATCTTGATGAACCATCCATTCGTAATGAACTCACTGCACAGAATGTGACATGCACTGCTTCTGGTTGCATGTTTGATAAAGATTATCAAGGCTTCCTTCCTAAGTTGATGGAGAAGATGTATGATGATCGTGTGGTGTATAAGAACCTCATGCTTGATGCAAAGAAAGCACAAGAAGTTTCTCCATCAGAAGAAAATATTAAACTGATCGCTCGTCATCATAATATGCAGTTGGCTAAGAAGATTCAGCTAAACTCAGCATATGGTGCTTTGTCGAATGAATATTTTCGTTGGTATGATGATAAACTCGCAGAGTCCATCACTCTCTCTGGTCAGCTTGCAATCAAGTGGATAGAGCGAGACATGAACGCTTATCTAAATAAAATTTTAAAGACGGAAGGCGTCGATTATGTCTTGGCTTGCGATACGGACTCTATGTATATTACGCTTGACCCGTTGGTGTCTCAGTGCGGCTTTGAGGGACGCCCAGTACAGGAAATCGTCAAGTTTCTGGACAAGATATGTGAAGAGAAATTTGAACCTTTTATTGATGCATCTTATGTATGTCTTAGCGGATATGTTAATGCTTACTCTCAAAAAATGAAAATGAAGAGAGAAGCCATCGCTGATAAAGGTATCTGGACTGCAAAGAAAAGATATATTCTTAACGTATGGAACAATGAAGGTGTTCAGTACACAGAGCCAAAGTTGAAGATGATGGGCATTGAAGCAGTTCGTTCTTCTACGCCTATGGCATGTCGAAACAACATTAAGAAAGCACTCAACATCATCATGAATGAAAATGAAGATGCTATCATCTCCTTCATTGAAAAGTTTAGAAAAGAGTTTTCTTCAATGAGTTTTGAAGAAGTTGCGTTTCCTCGTGGGTGTAACAATATGGAAAAGTATTATGATCGTGATACAATCTATAAGCCTAAGACACCTATTCATGTTCGAGGAGCGTTGTTATATAATAATGTAATCAAAAAGAATAACCTAACATCACGCTATCCTCAAATTCAAGATGGTGATAAAATAAAGTTTTGTTATTTGAAGACACCAAATCCAATCAGAGAAAACGTGATCGCTTGTCAAGGAAACTTGCCAAAGCAGTTGGACCTTGACAAATTCATAGATTATGATCTACAATACGAAA